ACACACGCTCTTGGGCTACATCAATTCGGCGTTGAAGACCACGTCCGTCAAGCAACTGGTTGGGTTGCTGACCAAGATGGAAGGTATACTCACCGACCTTCTCTCCTCTGCGTCCAAGTCGTTTGTAGGCGGATACAGAATCTCCAAAGCTACGATGGAAGCTGCCGAAGCGATAGAAGGCAAACCCAAGACGATCATCAATCAAGTTCTTGCTCCCGCATACCATTACCTTGCTCAACGTTCTCCCGTAGAACGAGCTGCCGCTCTCGGTCTTCGTCAACTTGCCCAAGATCTTGAAGAGAGTTATGAGAAGGTGTATGAAAAGGGGAAGGTGGATACTGACGCCGAGAAGGAATTGAAGAAGAGACACGAAGACCAGATCAAGAGCCAAGAATGGAGGCTTCTCACCCAAGCACCTACTATCTACTCCTACTTCAAAGACGAGATCAGTTCGCCCTATGAAGCCGTCAAGAAGTTGTATGATGGCGATCACCGACTCGCCAAATACTTTATGGACAACACACCGACGATTGACCTCAAAGACCCCGACTTGCTCACCAAAGCACGTGAGTATGCGATGGCTCACCGAGACCAGTGGGCTACCGACAACAAGCACAAGACGCTGACTGCTCCCGTAAAAAAGAAGTAGTTGAGCGGTATTCTCGCTTTTGTGATAGGGGGACTGAAAGAGTGCCTTTACGATGAAATCACGAAAGAATAAATGACTTTTTGTAAAACTTTCTCATATAAGGTCAAATGCCGTCGCTCTCCTTTGATAAAGATAAGGGTGCGAAGCCTATTGCTATTGTAAAAGGCGGTGAGGAGGATGGGAGTGTCCTCTATCTCCACGAGGATGAGAAGAAGGGTGGTCGTCGTCCCAAAGGCGAGATCCAAGCGTCCAAGTATGCTACGGAGTTGCGTGAAGTCAAACCCGCTGACCGCGTCAAGCTCTTGAATCGTCTTGCCGAAGCACGACACAAGGGATTGGATGCTGATCAATTGGTTGGCGAAACGGGACTGGGTAAAGCTCTTTACGAACGCATCCTCCACGACGACACGACCGATAAGAGCATCAATCTCCCCGACGATTCGCAGTTGTGTGTTCTCCCTTCACCCGATCCCAAGAAGCGTGAAGTGTTCTACATCGCTGGATCGTCTGGGAGTGGAAAGAGTTATTTCGCCAAAGGGGTTGCCGAACTTTATAAGAAACTCCACCCATCTCGCAATGTCTATCTCATCTCCAAACTGGAAGAAGATTCCACGCTGGACAAGATGAACCCTCCGCCCAAACGTGTTAATATCCAAACCCTCATTGACGACTATCCCGAACTGGAAGAGTTCCAAGATTGTTGTGTGATCTTTGATGACTACGACACCTTCACGGGTCTCGCAGAAAAGGTGGTTCATAAACTAATAGATGACTTGGCTACGATGGGTCGCCACACAAACACAACGATGCTTTGCTTGTCGCACTACCTCACAAACTACAAGAAGACCCGTCTGCTCCTCAACGAAGCCACCCATATCGTCGTATATCCAATGGCTACCTCCTTCCACGCACTCTCGTATCTCCTCAAAACGCACATCGGTATGACCAAAGATGATTGCCGTGATCTCAAAAAGCAAGGTCGGTGGGTGTGTTTATACAAACATTACCCACAATGGCTTGTTTCTTCTCACCACGCACGTCTTCTCAACCAGTAAGAATCGGCGGAAGAGTTTCATACGGCGGAGGCGGTGGAGGTGGTGGCGGAAGACGAGATGTCGTGGGTGGAAACAGAACCCTTGCGGAATACGACGGGTTGTCCGTTGCCGTGAAATCGCTGGGTTTGGTAGGAACTACACTCATCGTGGTTGGAGTATGATGGAGTCGGCGTGCTGACCGATTGTTGATAAGAACTGCTACGACGATGATCGTCATCAAGACAAAACAACCCATAACACTGCCTATCGCAATGTAGGTGATGTTAGGGGGAGCTTCTTGGGGAGCAGTAGCAGTAAGCGGTTGTTGTTGAATGATTCCACGCGATCCCGTTCCCGACTGGGTCTGGGTTCCCGTGAGAGTTTGGGTTTGCGTTCCCGTGAGAGTTTGCGTTTGCGTTCCCGTTAGGGTTTGTGTTTGAGTCGGTGTTCCCGTCTGCGTTGCCGTTGAAGCCGTAGAAAGCGTGGATGTTCCCGTTCCCGTAGCCGTAGCGGTTGGAGTCAAACTCATTGCCCTACTGCGTGTCGCCGTTGCCGTCGCAGTTCTCGTCTTTGACCGAGTTGCGGTTGCCGTTGCGGTTGGAGTCAAACTCAATGCCTTACTTCGTGTTGCCGTTGCCGTCATCGTCATTGTGGGTGCTGCTGCTCTCGTTCTTGTTCCCGATCGGGTGATCGTCATCGTTCCAGTTCCACGTCCAGTTCTGCTCCACGAGCTCGTCCGCGTCGGTGTAGCAATCACACTCCTCGTTCTCGTTTGCGTTTGCGTTTGCGTAGGGGAAGGTGTAGACACGGCAAAGACACTCAAAAGCCCTACGCAGAGCCAAAAAAGTCGCATTGTTGTCCTTATAGGAGATTAGTTTTCTATCCTATTATTTTGATGTAGATGATGTAGATGAAAAAGTAAAAAAAGTCGCCGAGCCGATTGAGATCCTCCGTAGGAAAAGTTTAGGTTTTGGTCTACATCATCTACATCAAATTGATAGGAACTGCTTTTCTTGTCCTATCACGCAAAGAAGAACGTGAAATCTTATGTGGAGAGAACATAAATGTCCTATGCCCAGTGGAACCGATACACGCAGTATATTGTAGGCAATCAAGTCGTCAGTGCTGGTGTGCTTTACATCTGTATTCTGGCGGTTGGTCCTACGGCTACTGCTCCCGCTGCTGATCCTACGCACTGGACGAATCAAGGGTCTCCCGCTGGATCTCTACCGAGCGGACTCGTTGCTTACTCTGCCCTCACTTGGACGCTGGACGGAACAAATGGTCTTTACTATGCCGATTACACGGGCGTAAGTCCTCTCCTCACAACGACATCTAAACTCTCCACCACTCTCCAAATGCTCACGGGATACACGAATGCGGATGTAGGCGTTGCGTCTGGTGCGTGGCTGATTTCTGCGTATCCTTCGGCGGCGGCTGGGGGAACGATTCGCTTCTTCGTATCCAATAGTGCGAATCCCGCTGGACAGACGAAGATCGCTTTATCGTGGGCTATTGCGGGTTTTTAGAGCTATACTATAATGGACATTTCAACACTGGCGTCGGCGGGATTATCAACGACGGCAATCCTAGTCATCTATGGGCTTTATCGGTTATGTATTGCTCTCGTAGGACACCGCTTTGTATCGCAGTGTTGTGAGCGTGAAGTGAAGGTGGGCATCAACGTAGAAGAGTTCACACCACCATCGGCACACCCATCAAGAAGTCAAACTCACCTACACCAGCATCTTCACGCCGTTGGGTTTCGTAATACTCTCGGCGAATCGCATTCAGCACCTCTGTTGCTCCCTCACCAAGAAAGTCAATTAAGTATTGATGTGCTCCCGCCCGAACAAGTTGAGGAGGGAACGACCTCTCTTGAATCAGTTGCGTCATCCACCTCTCCACCCACGCAATCACACTCTCATTGATAGATGCCGCTGGACAATCCAGTATCAACCGAATATCACTACGACTCAAACGAGGCACCTTCTTCTTGGGTTTCTCTTTTGGTTCGGTCTTCTCCTTCGTCTCCTTTGGTTTGCGTTGAGCAGCAAACGGCGATCCCCATATATTCTTGGTCATTTATAATGACCGACGCAGAAGAAGTGCGAGATTATCCGTTGAGCGATGACGATATTCGCAAGTTGTTGGGAGGCAATGTATCGTTGATGACCTATCCCGACCTCGCAAAGAAGCGGTCGCTGGAAGAGTGTTTTGATTCTAATGGACGATGTATCATCCTCTTCTTGACGCAAGACGAACATACGGGACACTGGTGTTGTATGCTTCGCACTCCGCGAGGCGTGGAGTTCTTTGACCCTTACGGCGACAAGCCCGAAGACCAGCTGGACGACGTTCCGCAGAGTCGGTTAGAACAACTGGATCAAGCCCAGCCCTATCTCACCAATCTTATGCGACGAAGTGGTCTGCCCATCTACTACAACACACACGGCTTCCAAAAGGAGCGTGGAGATGTGAATACGTGCGGTCGTCATTGCGTCGTCCGTCTTCTTTACGGCAACAAGTCGCTCTCGCAATACAAGAACATCATAGACAAGACGGGTCTTTGCCCAGACGACTTTGTGAGCGGGATCACCTATATGAGATTGAAGAAGTAAGAAGAAAAACTGGGGTAGTAGTATAAATGAACCGCCAGATCGCATCTGTTCAGTATGTCGGCGGGACAGATACGGATCCCGACTATGTGTATTACAACGCGGACATCGTCAACAACACGACGGATGACCAGACCTCTTCGGGCGATGCCGTCCAAGACCCGAACATCGTGTTCAACGAGACCCGTGATTACCCCATTCTAAAAGACATTTCCAAGTATAACTTCTCCATCGTCCGCTTCACGATGAACGGAGCCAACTTGGACTTGCCGCTCTTTATTCCAAATGTTCGGGAAGGCACGGGACAAGTCAATCCCAATCTCACGACGTATGGTGTAGCGATTCCTTACCAGCAGACGATCTCGGTAGGAACATCAGTCGTCGTGACGGCGTGGTCGTTCTCCACGAACTATGTAGATAATCAGTTTGTATCTTACAAGAGTGCGGTTGATGAACAGACCTACTATGCCCAAGCCATTGCCGCCAGTGGTCCAGCAGTGGTGGGAGTAGGATTCCAAGATCCCGATCCAGCCGTCAATTCGTCATCAGCAACTTACTGGGTTCAACTCGGC